AAATATCTTCCCTGCTTATGCAGAATATGACAGGATTGATAGAGTTTCTTTTCCTTACGTGATGCAACTCCAATGCGAGTTAGAGTCTCTCTTACTTTCAAGAAATCATCAGGTTCATTGAGGAGCACCTCCACCATTTGATCTTGAGACCATTGTACTGTTGGTTCCACCGTACTCATTTCATTCCTCCAATGTCAAGTCTTTGTTTAATAAAGTTAATCTGTTCGTTTGTCAGAATTTTCAGAGCCTGAGATGCCTTCTCATTACTATAACCATAGTATTGTTTGACACATTCTAAATCCTGGACTTTATCCTTTCGGAGCCAAGGAGAGAACCTCTTTCTTTTCCTCAAAGTATTTAGATAAAAAGAATATTGCATATCTTTATCAAGAAAGTTGTACATATTCATTTCATTGGCAAACATAATACAATCAAGGTGCCCAGATAGACAACGATTAACAATGTATGGAGGATATTGTTTAATAATATCTGGGTCGTCTTTAATAAGATTTTCCTTATTAAAGTTTACTGAGTTCAACCAATCCTTTAGTTCTGGGTTCATAATTAAAAAGTAAAAGTTCTTTGCGTTCTTTTTGTTCACGCATATACTCACCAACAGAGCGCATAGTATATGTCAAATCAAACTCACCACCATTCCATCCATCAAATCGTTCTTTGACAAGGTTAGAAGAGTTATAAGATACGAGTTGATGACCAAGGTATCTATCGCAATCAGAAGCAAAGTCATCATGGTTAAATCCATTATGCATACTTCCTTTCTTTCCATAAAGATTATCTTTAATATCATATGGAGGATCTAGATATGTAAATACATCTCTACAATCAGTAAGAAGTGACTCATACGACCAGTTAGTAATTTTCCAATCCTGAATTATTTGAGTGTATCCTGGGAGTTTTTCGATTCCTCGCATTGAGAAGTTGGAGACACTTGCTTGTCTGCTGAAGGATGAGGATTCGGTGAGACCAGAAAAAGAGCACTTATTGATAATATAAAAGCTACTAGCGCGAAATAAATTTGATTCAGTGTAATCATTAACAATACTCTTTGATTTTAAAAATAGTTCTCTTGCAGATTCTTCATCAGAATGCAAAGACTTTGATTCTTGCAAACTTTCATATAGAAGATTACCTTCATCCTGCAGAACCCTCCAGAAGTTATACAAGGGTTCATACAAGTCATTAACCCAAATATCCAACTTAGGATACTTCTTAGTAATATGTATCGCTACGCTACCACCACCTAAGAATGGTTCGCGGTACTCCTTATAGTCACGGAGGTCAGGAAAATAGGGATCCATCTTGGCACAAGCGCGAGACTTGCCACCAGGATAACGAAGAGGAGTTTTATACGATTTCATCACACAATCAATTTCTTAGAAGATGGAGTAACTAGTTTACTCCCAAACATTTCATTGTACTTCTTACTCACATCTTCCTGAACAGCACAGACATAAACAATATGCTGCTGCTTCATGGTGACTTCAGGGTTGTCTGGATCAATCACAGTTGCCCATTGTGCAAACCCAACACCATTAGCATTAGGAAGAACTACAAGACCGTTCTTCACGGTAATAGTATCGTCATCTTGAGAGACAAGTTCAGCGATGATTTCTTCGCCAGTGACAATACGAATCAGTTTAACATCAATCATAATTAAAGGTATTCTTTGGTTGGTTCTTCTACATGGAGCAGGACTCCATCAACTCGGTCAAGTAGTTGTTGCATGTCACCGTGAAGAATACGGTATCCAGTGCCAACATAAAGTTGACCTAAAACAACTGCTACTGTAGCAGTTCCCCAGAATACATAATAGAATCTGGATTTTACTTGCGCTTTTAATTTTTGTTTTTTCATTTGAATTCACACTCTACCATAAGTTCAGTTAGACATGCCAGCATATTTATTTCCTGATCCGCAACAAATGCCATTTGATACTGATACTTAGCAAGAGTAAGCACAGCAGCAGGAATACTATTCGGAACCATGGAATCATAACAAGCATCGTAAATACGACGCAATAGGACAGAAGTATCATTGTCCAAGTTACTGACAACCCATTTACGTACTTCGGGAAAATCCTTCTCCTTAAGTTTTTTAACCAAGTCATTGACTTTTACATCACTAAATGTTGCAAGGATACCTGGATCAATAGTACCTGAAGAAGAATATCTTTGACACTCATTAAGAACACGTCTCCAATCTGGAAAGTGTTTGTTAATAAGTTCTACCAGGACCTTGTTATCATATTTAACACCTTCTGTATCCAGGATTTCTTGGATACGTTTGAAGAATGAGGCTGCAATTCCCTGTCTTTCTTTTCCCTTAATTGAGAACTCGATGACGGTACAACGGGAATGGAGGGGTTCGATAATTTTGTTTTTGAAATTGCAGGTAAAGATGAATCTGCAGTTTCCAGAAAACTCCTCTGTAAACGCCCTAAGTAAGAGTTGTACGTCGTTTGTTGTGTTATCAGCCTCATCGATGATGATGACTTTGTGTTTGCCAGTTGCTTGAAGTGAGACGGTCGAAGCGAAATTCTTTGCAGTATTTCTGACCGTATCAAGAAAGCGTCCCTCATCCGATCCATTGATGACATAAACATCTACTCCCAGTTCTTTACACAGTGCTTTAGCAACAGTTGTTTTACCACATCCTGCAGGACCAGAAAGCAACATGTTAGGTATTTCACCTTTATCTAGGAAGTCTTGAAAAGTCTTCTTGATGCTTGGCGGTAAAATACACTCATCAATGGTTTTGGGTCGATATTTTTCAACCCACAGAAATTCATCACGCATAATCATTCTAAAGGTCGAACAAATTCATTTGACACAATATCAGTTGCCTTCAATTGTTCTCTCATATATTCTACACCATTTTCAGGTATAGCGGTATCCCCACAAGTGAAGACATCACAAACTGCCATACCATTCTCTGGCCAAGTATGAATACTAAGATGACTCTCAGCAAGCATAGCAATTCCAGTCACACCTTGCGGTTCAAACTTATGTACTGTCAAGTCAAGTAATGTTGACTTACATTCTTTTGATGCTCTAAACAAAACCATTCGTATAAACTCTTTGTCATCAAGCAGATCAAAAGGGCAACCTTTTAAGGTAAAAAGAATATGTTTCATTATACCCAATCAGGTTTACGATTTGGGATACGAAGATAGTTATCTTTTACCCATGGTTTAGATGAAATATACATCTTGTACTTATCGTAAATATCAATGCCTTCATCGTATTTAAACTCATCAGGTCCGGCAAATACAAATGGCGTTGGACCCTTCCCACTGCGACCTTGTGGATCTGCTGTAGGAAGTATCTCCTTTGCTGCTAGAAGGGTCTTCTGGCAGGTGTGGACCTTGCCATAGCGAGCAGTGTACTCATTGCACATAGCAAGTCCGTGAGCAAGCAACCACTGCCAGTTGGTCACAAACTCATTCGCCCACTTGGTACATGGGTGGTTACGAAAAGCACCCTTCTCAGTAGCATAGGGAGTACCATCTGCTCTAGGAAGAGTGCCGAAGTTATGTCCCCATTTATCAGAGCATACAATAGCAAGCATCTGACAGGTCTCTAGGGGCATCTTGACAATGTGCTTGTCAGGAAGAACCATAGCAGACATGTATGGGTTTGGATCTGTCACAAAGATATTCATAATATTTTTGATAAAGAGATTATCAAAAGGAATGATAGCATTATAACCACATCCCAGGATTTTGTCTTTACAAAGTAAGGAACTGAAATAGCATCGCCAATAAAGTGAAGAAGCACTCCAAAAGCAACACTGACATGAAGAACCACAAAGTAGGCAATGATAGCAAGAGCACTACCGGTGATTCTCATGGCAACATCAAAGGTCATCAACCAAAAGTAGAATCAGGTTCCAAAGCAATATAATAGGTCAGATCATGATTCTTGGAAGTAAATCGGGACAGAAGTTTTTGTGACACAACAACCTCATAAGTTCCAGGGAGAATCTTAATATTCTCAACTTTAAAGTTAAATGAGAACTCTTTGTCAGTCTCACCAACCACAACAGAGAAGTCATTAGAAGTATCGTTCTTCTTATCACGAACAACCAGTTTGACCACACCTGCTTCACCAACAGCAGAAAGGTCAGGAAGTTGATAAACAGCAGACGCTTTCAGCAGTTTATCCAACTGCTCAGTGCTCAGTTCAAACTGCACATCCTCACTAGGAAGTTGAATTGCTTTTTCTGGAGGTGTCACAATTACATTGGGGTCTGCAAAAAAGTACTTAGAGCGAGACCGACCTTCACGGATAACAACATATCCATCATTAGCAAAGTCAAGTTCAGGACTAGAATGCAAACTCAAACCATTAAGAAACTGGTTTAGGTCATAGATTCCAAAGTCCTTCATGAACTCTTCATTAATCGTTGCCTCTGCAAGAATGTTCTTCATCACACTAATAGTGCGAAGTTTGCTACCCTCTTTAAACAAAATGGATTGGTTGATTGAAGAGAAGTTCTTCAAAACAGAAATAGTCTTATCAGAAAGTTTCATAACAGGTCGAATTTTCATCACTGAGGATAGGTTTCACGGTTTGCATTTTTGTCATTAAAATGCATTAGAAGTACAGCATAATGCAGAATCTTCATAATGTCACGACGGGCGGTTCCCTTCTTATCATATCGTGACGCATACTTGAGAATGTTGCTGCGACAGAATGCCTCACCATCACCACAAGCTTCAATAAGATCAAGAGTTTGAATCTTATCAGAACCAGCAGAATAATGCTGGTCATATGTTCTAGTGATGTAATCTTGCAACTCTTTAATGATTACATCTTCACTATACTTCCTTCTACCACCGGAGGATGGGGGATTAGAAGGTTTGGGTAGATCAAAAGAAAGAGTATCTTCAGATCCAAAGTAATCATATGGCACAGATTCTGCAGCATTGATACCATCACTTGTGAAGGTGATATGATCATTACCCATACCACCTGGAAGACGAGAACTACTGAAAACAATAGTGTCTGGAGATGCAGCGCCAGGATTACCTGTCAGACTAAATCCATCTTCATTCCAATAATCTTGATTAGACATATTTAATTCGTCAAATAGAAAGGACCATGAGTTAGTCATATTATATCAGGATTGTACCTCCGCGTCAATGGGCATTACGAAGTCGGCATCAACTTTATCATATAGTTCTAGGAATGCCTGCTTAGTTTCATCGTCAAAACGATTAACGCAAACTTGAATCGCTTTTGCCTTATCGTTGAAGATGCTGTATGCACGGACGATATGGACCAGACGACGAGTGCTGATGATTTCTTCGATACCACCATCATAGAAGGTCTTGCGGATGATATCTGCCCAATCAGAGAGACGCTTGCAGAACTCTTCATCCTTACAGATTTTACCAAGAATCTTCTGTTCTGTGGCAGATGCAGGATACTCTTGCTCAAAGGTTACAGGGAATCGCTCAAGGAATGCTTCGTTGAGCACGTTAGTTCCAATGAATCGTCCGTCGTCAGAACCTTTGCCTTTAGTATTGGCGGTTGCGAATACTTGGAAACCTTCTGTGGGCGCAATGAATTTGCCAATCTTCTTGAGGAAAACTCCTTTTCCTTCGAGAATAGACTGGAGACAAAGGATTTTGTTTGAGGCAAGATCGATTTCGTCAAGGAGCAAGACAGCTCCTCGCTGGAGTGCTTCAATGACCGGGCCATTGTGCCAGACGGTTTCACCACCAATAAGACGGAAACCACCAATAAGATCATCTTCATCTGTTTCTACTGTAATGTTGACTCGGATGAGTTCCCTACCCAATTGAGCACATGCTTGCTCCACAGAGAACGTCTTACCATTACCTGAAAGACCCGTAATGAACGTAGGATAAAATAGACCGGACTTAATAATCTTTTTAATATCAGCGAAGTTACCAAAGCTGACGAAGGTATCATCTTTTACAGGAATAAGGTTTTGCTCAACAGCAGGCATT